TTCCATGCCCGGTTCTTCAGCGGCACGGTTCATCAGGTTAATGTATTCGTGTGCCTCGGCCTCTGTGTCAAAATTCCTAGGATGGGCACCAAGCACCCTATGGTTTACCTCTCCGCCCGCAGGCGGTATGTGCAGCAGGTGTTCACGGTAGTTCCTGCCAAAGTCAAAGGGCAAGAACCATTTTCCGTACTTTGTATCGGTCTTGCCTCTAAGTTTGTCTCTAAGATCGAACCACCGCGAGGTTTGGTCTTCATCCAATCTATTGTTTTCGCGTTCATAGGACAAAAAGTTGTACTCTTTCCTTTCATCCACGGTATGACCAACCGCCGGGGTGTCTTGGTACCTTTTCACCCGAACGTCAGGCGCGGCATCTTCAAAATGCTGCGCCAGCTTTTCCTTGGAGATGATGTTGCCAGATGGGCGGCCAGCGTTTGCCAGTTCGGCCTGCTTCACGCCCTTGCCCTTGGCTGCAACCGCCAGCAACTGATCAACGCTGCCCTTAAGCTGCGGCTGGTTGCGGATGGCCTCTGCGGCCCTAGAGCGCAATTCCATCTTGCCACCGCCTTCAGCGTGAATGCGGCCACCAGTAGCCTTTGTCATGTCTGGGTCGTTGGGGGCAGCCATAGCCGAAACTTTGTCTGGGTGCATGGGGCCATCAGCTTCTTCTGCACCATTCCAATAGCGGACTTCCGCCTTCACGCTTGGAACGCCCATTGCGTGGGCAACCGCCACCCGTGTGTTGCCCTCAAGGATGAAAGGCTTGCCGTGATGGTTCACCGCCACCACAACCTTATTGCCCTTCTGGTGGGGATCAAAACCCTCTTTGCTGACCGACGACATCAGATCGTCAAACCGTGGTTCGCCCGCAACCCTTTTTTCATTGTTGAGGGGTTCGATGGATTTCAGGACGTGGGTCGGCAGGAACAGGTCTGACTTACCACCCATCCACCCCGTTATCGCCCCATCAATCCCCTTCATTCGGGGGTACTCAAATGCGTAACTTTGCTTTTTGGCAAGCCAATCGCCGCCGGGGTTGTCCTTTACAAAATCAACAGAACCACCCCCCGCCTTGGTGATGTCGGGGTCGTTGGGGTCGAACGTGCCTTGGTTGCCGATGGCGCTTTTGATCTGCGTGGGGTGGAAAACGATGAAGCTGTCGGATGCTGAAGGAAAATGCTGACGAAACTCTTCATCGGACATTTCGTCCAAAAAACTGTCCATGTCATTTTCGTACATATGGTCTACATCTTTTCCGCTCAAACCTTCGCCACGGTTTGTGTAGACAACCCCGTCATAACCATGCGCCTTTATAAAGTCCGCCAGTTCGTTGTTTTTTACATTGCCGTTTTGTTCCCTATCAAGAAAATTATCAAGGTCTTCTTGCCTAAACTTTTTGCTTTTTGACAAATCGCCATAAATGCTGCCCATGTCCCAATGGCCGTGATCCTGAAGCCTAATAGGGTTTTTTAAGCTTAGGTGGACGGGCATTGTTGACGCACTTTGCCTTGTGTCCGCAATCGACCTAGCGGCTTCCTTGTTACCAAAGTGAAACCCAAGTTGTCCTCGGCCAATTTTTGAACGATCAAAACTCCTGATGTCTGACCCCGTCCCATGATACACCACGTCCGGCACATCGGGGTGGTTGCCCTGCATGAACGCCACCTTGCCACCACCCGCGTAGCCTTGCGACCTAGACTTTGCTTCTTCAATCACCGCCTTGGCGCTTGCCTTGTCGGCTTCATGCTCTTGCGGAGTAACGCCCAAACGCTTCATACCTTCTTGGATGGAAGACTTCTCGTAACCGTGCTTGTCAGAGGTTTGCCCCGTGTAATCGTACAGGTTCCCATTCTTCTCGGCGTAGTAATGGTTGAAGCCAGACTTGGACGCCGCGATGTTTCCGCCAATTTCTTCAGCCAAGGCGTGGGCCATCCCCAAACATCCACCTTCTTCAAAACCAAAGCCATGCCCCATGTCTTCGGTGGCCTGCCGTAGGTGCTGCATGAAGGCGTGGCTTTGCGCCACCTTGCCACCATCCGCGTGGACCTGACGGGGAACGTTGGGCAGGTATTTGGACGGGGCGATCTGGCCACCAGCGCGGGTGACAGCGGTGCGGGCGCGGGCTTTGTCGAGGATGCCTGCCGCTGTCAGCTTGGCAGAACGGATCGCCTTGTCGGTCATTGCTTACCTCTTTGAACTTGCATTGCCAGCTTGACAGCATCAATGGCGTGTTGCTGGGCCTGCATGTCTTTTTCGTGCTGCATCCTAACCGCATCGTTCATGCTGTCGCGGTCCATCTTCATCTGCTCCAAGCGGATGTCGTTTTCACGGTCCAGATCGCGGTTCTCGTCGTTGGCCATGTCGCGCCGGGCCGACAGTTCCATCTGCTTGGCCCTGTTTTGCTCTGACATCATCTTCAGTTGAAGTTCCTGCGGGTCTTTGCCAGCGGGGCCAGCAACGCCCTTGGGGGCTGCGGGTTGCTGTGCCTTGGCCATGGCGGCCTGTGCCCGCAGCGTGTCGGCATCGGCCCGCTGGTGAGCGATCTTAAGGTCTTCCATGCCCTTCAGTAGCTCTGGGCTGGGCTGGTTGCGCTGCTCGTCAGGCTTGAGGAACTGTTCGGGGTTCGACCAACCAATGGACCGCAGGGCGGCCTTGTCGATGGCGATCTCGTCGTAAAGCCCCGGGTTTGCAGCCTGCAACTGCTTCAGCGCCATGATCTTCATCACGCGCTGGCTGTGTGACGACGTGTTTGGGTCGGCTTGCGGCACCAGTTCCACATCGCTTAGGGCCTGCAAAAACAGTTCCTCGTTCCACTGGATGGTGGGCTTGCGGTTGCGTTCCCAGAAGCTTTCGGGGTGTTCTCGGAAGCACTGCACCAGCAGCGCAAACTCTTCGGCCTGTGCGCTGTGCATCCGCTTGTGGACGGCGTTCAGGATTTTGGTGGCCTGTTCGATCATAGCCAGCGTGGTGCCAACGGGCGCATCGGCGCGGCCTTCGCCCACCTGCAACTCGGACGTGCCGCCCACGCGCATCCCCGTCTCGCTCATGTTCTGCACCAGCGACATCAAAGCCCCCGACGGTTCCTTGTAGGGCAGCGGCATGATGGCATCGCTGATCTTCTGGCCGCCAGTCTTGACCTGTGCGCCACCACCCGGCGGGACGCGGAAGATGTTGGTGTTCTGGCGGGCACCCGTGTCGCTGATCAGGAAGCCGGGGAAGTTGGCGTACATGCCAGCGTCCAGCAATTCCCGCCACGCAGCGGTGATCGCGTTGGTGGTGTTGCCGAGGATGTGCAGAAGGCCGATGTCGTAGAAGCCCAAGCCCGGCACAAACGTGTACTTGACGAACGTGGTGCGGGCTTCCGGCAGCATCCCAGCATCGGGCTGGTCGTAGTTGCGGGTGATGGACAGGATTTCGCGGGACGATACGTCAATGGTGACGCGGTACGGGATTTCCAGCCCGGTGACCTTGCCCTTGAACTTGTGTTCAAAGCCCTTGATGTCCAGTTCGCAATAGATTTCGTAAATCTCGCGGTCACGGTCTTCGGGGTTGGCGGACGTGGTGGTGACGCCCTGCTGGGAAGCCTTGGCCTCGGCGGCGGCATCGGGCATTACTTCCATCGGGGTGGACAGGTCGATGTCGCGGTAGACCCCAAGGATTTGCAGGCGCTTGACCGTGGACGGCTTGAGCATCACACGGTGCGTGATCCGCATGGCGGTGGACAGGTCGGTGGCGCTGTTGTTGACGATCAGGTTGTCGGCATCCACGCTATCGCTGGCAGGGCGGTTCCGCAGCGGGCAGAAGAACACCTTCTTGAACGAGGTGCCGCCAAAGCCCAGCAAGAGAAGCATGCGGTCGGTGTCGGGGTAGTATTCCCGTGCCGTGCTGGTCAGGAAGTGGTTCATGTCCTTTTCGAACGCATTGGCGATCTCGTCGCGCTGGACGGTGGAACCATTTGCATCGTCGCGGATTTTGACGGGGCCATCGGTGGGAAGAAGCTCTG